ACCAGTTCTGTCAAGGCAGGAGATACCGTTAAAATCTCCTCCACGGCTACTTACTACGGCGGCAAGGCAATTCCCGCTTGGGTGAAAGCAAAGAACTGGATTGTCCGTGAGGTCAGCGGTGACAGGGCGATTATCGACAAGTCCGTGGACGGAAAGAACGCGATTTGCAGTCCTATCAACACGAAGTATCTGAGTGTCGTTTCTGCCGCTTCTACGCCCTCTCAGAGCGCGTGGACACCGCAGGTAGGTGATTATGTCTCGTTCACTGGAAAAACGCACTACGCAAGCTCTAACGGCGATAGAGCGGTGTCCTGCAAAGGTGGTAAGGCAAAAATCACGCAAATCTACGCAAAGGGCAAGCACCCTTATCATCTTGTCCATGTTGATGGAGGGTCTACGGTCTACGGTTGGGTTGACCGCGACTCTTTCACCAAAGCGTAAAGGAGGTTGACGGTATGCGGAGGGTAAAGAAAAAGCCACCGAAAGAATTTTCAAAGAAAATCCTCATCGTGGCAGGAATTATCAACACTGTCGTTATTGTCTTTACGATGGTAATGATTTGGCGTACTCTCGACCTTTCGCCGCTTGCCTACCTCATACCGTCAGTAGCCGCCGAAGTTGCCACGGGAACGGGATTCTACTACTCCAAAGCAAAGGTCGAGAACCGAATAAAGCTGATGAAGCAAAACAAAGTCACACCCAACGACACACATTTTTCTGAAAATTACTGAGGAGGTATCACCATGATTGACATTACCAATGTTGTTTCCGCTGTTATCACTCTGCTCGTAGCAGTCATTACCACTTTCCTTATCCCTTATCTGAAAGAGAAAGTGGACGCTGAGAAGTTCGAGAAAATCAAGGCGTGGACGAAAGTTGCCGTTGAAGCCGCAGAAATGATTTACAATGGTGCAGGTCGCGGCGAGGAAAAGAAAGCCTATGTACTGGACTATCTGAATCGCAAGGGTTATAAGCTCGACTCCGATACCATTGACAAGCTGATTGAGTCCGCTGTTCTTGAGCTGAAAAAGAGCTGATTTGACCCTGTTGAAGTAGTTAAAGTAGTTAAAAATCGAGTTTTGCGTGTAACTTCCTCTAAGTACGCGCGTATTAGGTGAAAGTTTACGCAAAAACCGAAAAACAACTACTTTAACTACTTCATCTCGTCCTGTGGCAAAGAAAAAGAACGCACGATTACCGTGCGTTCTCTATTCTGCAAACAAACCCAAAAGTGTGTTTGATGAAAAACACAGAGTTCGGATTTGCACTTTTTGGTGGAGCATAACACTCAATATCCGAACTCGTGAGAGTAGCGGTGTTGTTGCCCGAAAGGTTGAATGTCAGCACAATCCGCTTCCCACCATCTTCATCGTCATACACATATACAGAGTTTACCAATGTATCAATTACGCGCCGTTGGTAATCCTCATCATCAACATTCCCGCTCTTGAACGAAGTAAGCCAATACCTAATGCGGTTCTCGTTCAAGAGCGGCTTTTTCATTTCTTCACGGGCGATACGACCCTCAATATCAGATTTCTCCTGCTCCAATTCGTCAAGGCGGTCTTTAGTCGCGGAGGTAATAATACCTTGCTCTATTGCTGAGACAATGTTTTTTATTTTCTTCTGAACATCTTTCAGTTCGGCGTTGAGACCGTCCAAGTAAGTCGTGTCGGCTGATTCCTTTTCGATGATTTCCATAGCCCGTTTTGCAATAAGAGCAATGTTCTCATCAGTCAACACATTCTGAACTGTGTAGCGGACTACCAGTTTCTCTATCCAGTCTTTTCGTTCAGATTTCTTTTTACAGGCGTGTTCCCGCTTGGCTTTCGTGCATTTGTAGTAATAATGCACCTGCCCTGTTTTCGATGTGCCACTCTCACCGACCATCGGAGACCCGCAATGACCGCAAAACAGTTTGGTAGTCAGCAGATAGTTCTCGTGAGCTTTTGCTTTTGCCCGTGCTTTCCCATTGTGCTTGAGCATAGCCTGTACTTTCTCAAATAGGGGCTTATCTATGATAGCGGGCATACCATCGGGGATAACAATGTCCATGAGCTTGTATGTGCCGATATATTTCTCATTTCGGAGAATCGTTCGGAGACTGTTTTTATTAAAAGCGTTTCCCCTCGCGGTTTTATACCCACGCTCATTGCAATAGGCAATGATTTGTGTCGCGGACATTCCATCGGCGTACAACTGAAAAATCTCCTGTACGATTTTCGCTCCTGTTGGGTCAATCGCATACTTTCTGTCCTCTCCTACGGTGTACCCAAGCAGGAGGTTTGCCCCGCCCGTGGCGAGTCCTTGAAGCGCATTTTCTCTGATACCGCGTTTGATGTTACGAGCAAGATTTTCAGAGTAGTATTCAGCATACCCCTCAAGAACGGACTCAAGGATAATGCCCTCCGGCGTGTCCGGCATTGGTTGTTTGGCATAATAGACCCTTACACCATTCTTTTTGAGCTTTGCTTTGTAGATGGCAGAGTCATAGCGATTACGGGCGAAACGGTCAAGAGTATACATTATCACCGCTTCAAACTGTCCCTTTTCGCTATCCTTAATGAGACGCTGAAAGCTCGGTCGATTATCCGTTTTGCCGGAAATTGCACGGTCGATGTATTCATTTATGATGGTAAATCCGTTTTTGAGGGCGAACTCGTGACATTCTCTAAGCTGACCCTCTATAGATTCTTCTCTCTGACTATGGCTCGAATATCGAGCGTAAATTACCGCTTTCGTAGTCTCACCTCCAATTCGCGTTTTCGGTAAAGCAATTCAATAGGGATTACTCGCTCAACCGATAGCGTTTGCTTTATCCCCCTCGTATTCTTTTCGGTCTCCGAAATCATAGACCATTGCCATGAACTCGTGCTTGGCGCGGCGGGGCAATGCGCGATAGACCTTGAGAATGTCCTCCTCGTCCTCGTTTTCGGGTACAGCTCTCTCGTAGCAAAGGTCTTCTTCATCAGCAAAGAAGTCCATGACGGAGCATTGCAGGATTTCAGCAAGAGCAAGTAATTCAGCTTGGTTCGGGATAGAACCGCGCTTATTGATGGCAGTCGTGTACGAGGACTGCCCATTTTTTATTTGTTTAATAACAGTGGTTAGGTTCGTACCGCGCTCGGCACAGATACGGTTGATGTTCTCAGCAAAAGTCATAGAGTTCCCTCCTCGGAAAAATAATTCGCAATTTTTGAATTTCCCTCTTGACAATTCAGATAATAAGAATTATACTAAGAACAAGAAGTTCGGAATATCCGAATTGACAATAAGAAACCGACCTCTCGAAAAAAGGGCAATTTTCGAGAAGCTGATAGTTGTTTAGTCCAATAAGAATAATAACATCAATTCGGCTTTTTGTCAATGGTAATTTCGATTTCAAGAACCACGAAAGGAGGAAAACTCGATGAGTCAGATTCAGAAGCGAATGGAAGCACTTGGTGTAAAGCAGGTGGACATGATTCTTGAACTGCGTAAGCGAGGTATCACAGTTCAGCCGCCCGAAATGTCGAGTATCATTCGCGGGGTCTACACCTATCCAAAGGCGAAGCGAGTCCTCGATGAATGTGACAGAATCCTCACTGAACTTGAAGCTCACTGATTCACAGGTGAGCGACCTCGCAAGACCACTTATGGGGATTTTGGAACGGTTCTACCAAGACCCTAAAAACGAGGAGGACTACCAAAGATGGCTACTGAGTGTAGAAGAACTAAGCGAGTCAACAAGCAGAGACTCGTAAGACTTTTAACCGTTATCGCTGTGTTGATGGCTACTGCTTTTGCGATTGGCAGACTGACCACCCCGGTGAAAACCGATACAGTGACGGTCACGGAAACCGTTGAAGTCCCTGTTTATAGCACAGACAAGCTCCCGGAAACATCGGATATGTTCTATTTTGATGTACCTCTCTCACATAGCTTGCAGAAATATATCTATGAAATCTGTGCCGATGAGAATGTACCAGTAACGCTCGTATACGCAATGATTGAGCATGAAAGCCACTTCAATCCCGAAATTATAAGCAAAACGGACGATTATGGACTCATGCAAATCAATGAGGTCAACCACACATGGCTCAACGAGGAGTATCGGTGTGCGGATATGCTTGACCCGTATCAGAATGTATTCTGCGGCGTGAAAATCATCGGGGAGTATGTCAATCGCTATGACGGAGACCTCACCAAAGCTCTGATGGCTTACAACATGGGTGACTACGGTGCGCGAAAAGCATGGGAGAACGGAGTCAAGGAAATTACCTATTCCAACACAATTCTCGGTCTCATGCGAAACTACGAGGAGGTGCTTCAAAATGCCAAGAGTAATTGAACTGTTGGATAAAAAAGTTGAAACCCTGTTCAATCGACAGGATTTTGAATATCTGCTCGAACGGTACATGGGGTACGAAGCGGTTCAATATTTCCGTGATGTGATTGAGAAAATCGAGGATTCCTATAACGGACAGATTGATGAGCTTACCGTACAGAATGAAAACCTCCGTGAAAAGTTAGAGAATATTCGGGAGGTGTGCCGTGAGTAATAAGAAAATTGGCAACGGCTTTGAAGCCGAGTTCTGCGAGAAGTTGTTTCAAAACGGCTATTGGGTTCACAATCTCGCACAGAACGCGGCGGGGCAACCCGCAGATGTGATTGCGGTAAGAAACGGCGTAGCGTTTCTCATTGACTGTAAAGTATGCTCCGGCAAGGCGTTCAACCTGTCCCGTATTGAGGACAATCAGCGAATGGCAATGAAGCTGTGGGACGATTGCGGAAACGGCGCAGGTTGGTTCGCAGTAAAGTTCGGTGAGAACATTTACATGGCAGAGCTTTGGCAGTTTGACCTTGCCGATAAAGCAAGCCTTTCCGAAGCGTGGTTCATTGACTACGCCGAACCCCTTGAGGAGTGGTTAGGTCGGGGTGTTGCAATATGAATGTGACTGTATCAAATGTCCTCACCATCGAGAACCCAACGCAGGACGCATTGATGTGGTGCAAGTGCAACCTCACAATCGCAAATCCCGAATATGCCAAGAAAGCCCGTATGCACTTTTGGCTCGGAAATACACCCCCAACGCTGACCTTGTATGAACGGCGTGGAGATACATTGGTTCTCCCGTTCGGGACACTCCGAAACCTACCGGATTGTATCACACAGGAAAGCACCTTTCAGAGCGCGTTCTCTGACCCTGTGAGCGTTTCTTACGGCGGGGTGGACATTCCACTTTACGATTATCAAAAGACCGCTGTGGACGCGCTGTACGCCGCGAAATACGGTATCTTGCAAAGTGCGGCAGGTAGCGGAAAAACGCAGATGGGGATAGCCCTTGTAAAGCGTTTCGGAAAACGCGCTCTGTGGCTCACTCACACACTTGACCTGTTACGGCAGAGTAAGACCCGTGCAGAACTGTATATGGACTCTGACCTTATCGGGACTATCACAGAGGGAAAGGTCAATATCGGTAAGGGTATCACATTCGCTACTATCCAAACGATGTGCAAGCTCGACCTCGCACAATACAAGGACTATTTCGATGTGATTATCGTGGACGAGTGCCACCGCGTAGCGGGTACACCTACCGCTATGACGCAGTTCTATAAGGTTCTGAACAGCCTGTCGGCGCGACATAAAATCGGTCTTTCGGCTACAGTACACCGCTCTGACGGAATGATTGAAGCCACCTACGCCCTACTCGGTCATGTGGTCTACACCGTTCCCGATGAAGCTGTGGGAGACAAAATCATGCAGGTCGGTATCACGCCTATAGGAACAGGGGTGGAACTCAGTCGTGAATGTCTGAACTCAGACGGTACGCTGAATTACACCAAGCTCATTTCCTATCTGTGTAACGACAATTACCGTGTCGCGTTCATAGCGTCATGGATTGTGGCAGAGTCCGAACACTCCTGTCTTATCTTGTCTGACAGATTGGAACACCTTGAGCGGCTTATGAACGCTCTCCCTCGGAATATGAGGGAAAAAGCCGTAATGGTGAGCGGCAATATGACAACAAAAAAAGGAAAGGCTGAACGAGAGCTTGCGATTGAGGATATGCGAAGCGGCAAAAAGAAGTACCTGTTCGCTACTTACTCCCTCGCAAAAGAGGGGTTGGATATTCCTCGGTTGGAGCGGTTGTTCTTGGCAACACCCAAGAACGATTACGCGGTTATCACACAGAGTATCGGCAGAATCGCCCGTACCTTTGCAGGTAAAGAGGACGCTATTGCCTATGACTTTGTGGACAACATTCCGTATCTCGTGAAGTCCTATAAAAAGCGGTGTACGACCTACCGAAAGAACGGGTGCTACTTCCGCTACACGGAGGGAGAGTGAGAAATGAGACTGATTGTGTACGATGTTGAGGTTTTTGCCTTTGACTGGATTGTGGTGTTCAAAGATGTAGAAACGGGAACGCATACGGTCATTCACAACGACAGTGAAGCTCTCCGGGAGTGCCTGTTCGATGATGGTATCTATGTTGGATTTAA